TTGGTGGTGCTAGAGAAGCTGCTTTGCGGAACAAGCGCAAAGATGCCGCTATGAAAAATGCGGAAATGAAAATTGCTTCTGGTCGTGGGCCTTCTGCTGATCAACTTAGAGCCGATGCGCCGGGACGCTACAAGGCGTTCCGCAGCAAAAATCCTGTTGAACCAGCGGAACTGTCGTTACGCGACAAAATGGCGAACAAACTCCAAGGCGTGGATGACGATAGCTACGCCAAAGGCGGAAAAGCAAAGCCGAACTACGAAGGCGGCACTCGTCCGACCGGCGGTCGTTTGGCTAAGGCGTACGGCGGTGGCCTTATGGGAGAACTTGCTGGCTCTAAGAGCAAAGGCAAGGGCAAGAAGGGCAAAGGCAAGACCAACATTACCATCAACATCAGCACCGCGCCCAAGCCCGATGCGATGATGCCGCCCAAGCCCCCGATGATGCCTCCTCCGGGTCCGCCCATGATGCCTCCTGGGCCTCCTCCGGGCGCGCCTCCGGGCATGATGCCTCCTCCGGGTGGCCCGATGGGCATGCCCCCTGGTGGGCCTCCGATGCCTCCTCCGGGCATGATGGGTCGTAAGGCCGGTGGTCGCGTTGGTCACCGCACTTATCGTTCGTATAAGGATATGGACGCTGGGTCGGGTGGCGGTCTTGGCCGTTTGGAAAAGACTGAAATCCAAGAGCATAAAGCTGGCCGCAAAGAAGGCGGTCGCGTTGGTCACCGTAAATATCGTTCATACAAGGATATGGATGCGGGATCGGGCGGTGGTCTTGGTCGCCTAGAGAAGACTGAGATTCAAGAGCATAAGAGCAAGTAAACTACTGATACGGGGGCCGCTTAATCGCGGCCCCCACTAGTATTGAACTGAATTGGAATTATATTATGCAGACGCAACAATCGCTTTTTGAAAGCGAACTTAAGAAGCTTATCAACAGCGAAATAGAACGGCTTAAGGACGCTTTAGCTTTCAATAATTTTAATGATATGGGTCAATTCAAGTTTGTTATGGGGAGTATTGCGGGATTGAGAGCTATTGAAGAATTTGCAAACGAAGCTCGTGATAAGAGCGATCAAAGAAGTCGTTAATATTGAAAGGACAATGAAGTGAATAAGACGATTGTAAGATACGACACCAAAAACGCCCGCAGCGAGTTGATGGCTGATCTTGGAAACATTGACGGTATTGAAGTATTCAATAACCAAGTTCTGGTTGTGACGTACACACGTCCTGAAAAGACTAAGGGCGGTATTTTTTTGACCGCAAAAACTACAGACGAAGACAAATATCAGTCTAAAGTTGGTCTTATTGTGAAGATGGGTCCATCTGCCTTTGTTGATGAACAGCAGAACTGGTTCAAGGACGTCAACATTAAGGAAGGCGACTGGATTATCTACCGTCCGTCCGATGGATGGCAAATGCTGGTTAACGGCGTTGCCTGTCGATTGCTTGACGACACCGTTGTTCGCGGTCGTATCCCTGATCCTGACATGATTTGGTAAGGAAAACACACCATGGCTGACGAAAAAAATGTTGCTGAGGATCAAGTATCTTCAGAGGTTGAAAAGACAGAAGATGACGGCGTAAACCAGCCGTCTAATGAAGAGATTTTAGCTGATCTACGTCGCAAGCTTGATGTTGAGCGTGAAGCGCGTGTTAACGCTGAAAACGCAGCCATCCAGAACGCCCGTTTGGCGCAAAGGTCCGCTACAGAGGTTGATAATACCAACCTTCAACTTGTGAGTAACGCCATCGATACGGTGCGTCGTGAAAACGAGATACTTAAAGCCAACTACCGTTCGGCGTTATCTGAAAATAACTACGATGTGGCTGCGGAAGCTCAAGAACGCATGTCTACCAACGCCGCCAAGCTTCTACAGCTTGAAAACGGCAAGGCGGCAATGGAAGCGGAACCCCGGCAGCGTCAGCCCGTGCATGAAGTTCAGCGCACGGTCGATCCTGTTGAGGCTTTTGCATCCCAATTGACCCCCCGGTCGGCTTCTTGGGTGCGTAGAAACCCGCAATTTGTCACCGATCCGCGTCTTAACCAGAAAATGATCGCAGCCCACAATTTGGCTATGGCTGACGGTCACGAAGCCGACTCCGACAGCTACTTTTCGTCAGTTGAGGACATTCTCAAGGTTAATCGCCGCCAAGAAACCTCACAAAACGAGGAATCGGCGCTTTCTACTGCCTCATCCCCGGCTCAGAGACGCGCGTCTCCGCCTGCTGCCCCCGTTAGTCGCAGTGGTACGGCCAATGGCACACGCTCAAATCAGCAAACATTAAGTGCCGCAGAACGTGAAATGGCTGAGATGATGCAAATGTCTGAGGAAGACTACGCCAAGAATAAAAATGAGCTTCGCAAATCTGGAAGGATGAATTGAAATGGAAAATGAAGCAGTTGTTGCAGTTGTTGCCGAACCTAGAAAGCGCGGTCGGCCTAAGAAAACCGCCGAAAGCGCGGCTCCCGTTGCGGAGCGGCCTGCTATGAGGACTGAAATGCGGGAACGTGATCCCAGGGCAGAGGCTGAACGCCGTGCTGCCGAGATTATGGGCCATATCGGCAATTTGGATGAGGGTACAGACGATTTTTACGTCGATAAGACCAAAATCCCAGATGGCTGGTCCTACGAGTGGAAGCGCAAAACGGTTTACGGCCAAGAAGACCCGGCTTACATGGTTCAATTGGCCCGCACAGGTTGGACGCCTGTACCGGCAACCCGTCACCCCGAAATGATGCCCGCTTCTGGCAGCTTTCAAACCATTGAGCGTAAGGGGCAGCTTCTAATGGAGCGTCCCCAGATGATCACGGATCAGGTTACGGACATAAATAACAACCGCGCTCGCAATCAAGTGCGCGTTAAGGAGCAGCAGCTTAATTCCGCCCCTGACGGTCAATTCGGTCGCGACCATGCTCAGGCTAAGGCTAAAATCAATAAAAGCTACGAGCCGGTGCCAATTCCCGGCGATAAATAGGCGATTTAAGGGGCCGCAGAGATGCGGCCCTTTACTTATGTGAATTAAAGTAGTTTATTGTTAAAACCTCCCTCGGTGTGGAGGTTCAAATAATATCCCCGGCTCCTAATCGCCCCGGTGCGCGATGATGAAGCCTCCCACTTTGTAGGGAGACCGTCATGGCGAATACAAATACGCCTTTCGGCTTTGCGGAATACTACGGTGGTGCTGGTGGCGCTCCGACGTTTGCTCAGGTTGAGCTTCGGATCGCTTATAACAATAGCACCGAAGTTTATACCGGCGATCCGGTAATGCCTGTTATTGGCGCGTCAACTGGGTACATCACCCAAGCCTCTCCTGGCACGACGACCTTGGCTGGCATTTTTGTTGGCTGTAAGTATCTGTCCACCTCACAGAAGCGCACCGTTTGGTCGCGTTACTGGCCGGGTGCTGATGCGACCGGCGACGTTCTTGCTTATGTCATCAATGACCCGAACGCTCGTTTCCAGGTCATGGGCAACAGCACGACGTTTAACATTGCTGGCACGTTGACTTCTTGGGGCCAGAACCCCGTTGGTCAGTATGCTCAGTTTGCAATTGGTACCGGAAACACTAGCTCTGGAACCTCCGGTGCTTATCTGAACAGCTTGGGTACGACTGTTACCTATCCGTTCATCGTCACCGATCTCATCACCAGTCCGCCGGGCGCTCCGGGTGCTGATCCCACAACGGCCTACAATCGGGTCGTCGTTGGGTTCAACAACCAGATTTCGCGCACCAACGGCGCTGGCCCCGTTGGCATTTCTTAAGGGAGTAAGCTCACATGGCCGTTAATCTTAGTCAGATTAAGGACCTTCTGCTCCCCGGTCTCCGTGGGGTAGAAGGCAAGTACGAGATGATTCCGTCTCAGTACGATAAAATCTTCACCAAGCACGACTCGAAAATGGCTTTGGAACGCACCGCTGAAATGCGTTACCTGGGCCTCGCCCAACTGAAAACCGAAGGCGGTCAGACCGCTTTCGATAACGGCGCTGGCGAACGCTTCGTCTACAACCAGGAACATACGGAAATTGCTCTCGGGTACGCTATTACTCGCAAAGCGATTGACGATAACCTGTACAAGACGCAGTTCCATCCGTCGAACCTTGGCCTGATTGAAAGCTTTCAGCAGACCAAGGAAATCTACGGTGCGAACGTCCTTAATACGGCGACGACGTACAATTCTGCTATCGGTGGCGACGGCGTGGCGCTCTGCGCTGACGACCATCCAATTGATGGCGGGACTGTTTCGAACATCCCCAGCACTCCGGTTGACTTGAACGAGTCTACCCTCTTGAACGCCATGATCTCGGTTCGTACGAACTTTAAAGATCAAGCGGGCCTGAAGGTATTCGCTCGCGCTCGTAAACTGATCATTGCTCCGCAGAACGAGCCGGTTGCAATCCGCCTGATCAAGACGGAACTGCGTCCGGGTAGTGCGGACAACGATGTGAACGCCATCCTTTCGACAGCAGGTGGCTTGCCTGAGTCGTACATGGTCAACGATTTCTTGACCTCCCCGTACGCTTGGTTCCTGCTGACGAACATTGATGGCTTGTCGTACATGAACCGCGTCAAGTTTGAGACCGATATGCAGGTAGACTTCGTGACCGATAACCTTTTGGTTAAAGGCTACGAACGCTACAGCTTCGGTTATTACAACTGGCGCTCCATTTTCGGCTCGTTCCCCTCGTCGTAATTGGAAAGGCCCGCCTTCACGGGCGGGCCAATCCTGTTGATCATTGGAGATCAAAATGAAGAGTCAATCGCGTATGAAGAGGGCTTCCGGCGGCAGCACCGAAACTGGTGACCGTGAGTTCGAGCAGGACGAAAAAAAGAAGAACATGCGTTACACTTACCAAAGTAATGTGAACGATGAAGCTGAAGAGCGCAAAAGCGGCGGTCGTGCAAAGAAGCACGTTGGCAAAATGCACGGCGGAGATGCCAAGCATAATGCCGGTCGTAAGGCTCGTAAGAGCGGCGGTCGTGCGGGTTCCAACATGAACCCGCTGTCGTCGGCTCATGCGGGCACCCCGCCCAAAGGCCACAAAGTTGAGAAAATGTCTTAACTAAACTATCCCTCCACTGGGAAACCGGTGGGGGGTTTCTTCCGGGGTATCCCGGTGCATCTGACAGCCCCCGGCTGACGACATGCAGACAGATGTGCCTAACTCGCATGTGAGGATAAAATGGGTACTACCACATTTTCTGGCCCAGTCATTTCTGACTCAGGGTTCAGTTCTGACGACACTTTAACTGCCTCAGATTTGTCAACAGGTTCCTTTAACCTGACTGACTTTACTGTTCGCCCCGCTGCGAATTGGTCTGGCACCGTTGCTGCTTTGGTTGGCGCTTCAAATAGTCGCACCGCAGGCGTTACTGGTGGCACCATCTTTGGATGTTATGCCCAAACTTCTCTAAAAAACGCATCCAACACCATTTCTGGATTAAACACCGCTGTGTATGGAGTGGTGGATGTAGGTGCAAGCACTAACGTAGGTGCTTGCTACGGAGCAGTCTTTGACTTCACTTCCTTTACAGGTGTAAGAGCTTCTCGTCCGACTGCGTTCATCGGTTTTGGTGACGAAGCTCAAAACAGCCTTGGCGTGTTGAATTTGTTTGATGTCGGAACTACAACAAAATCTGTGAGTTCTGGTGCAAGCGGCAACGTAATGTTTTGCACAG